TGCCGAACATTGCACATCGTTTCCGATGATTATATCATAATCTTTATTGTGTAAAGTGTTCCACATGTCACGTATTCTATTAGTGATGTGCGGAAGGTACAAAATTTCGGGAAGCCCATCTTTTACCAGATCTGGATATTCAACTGCTGTATCCGGACAAAAGTAATTATCGAAATATCCTTTGATATTAAAATCTACGGGATTGTCAGTTATAAAATCAACAATGTGTCCTTCGCTACGCAGTATCTTAACCGTGTCTCGCATGAATGTATTGATACCGTTGTTGCGTATCAATGGGCTACTCAGTGTAAATAGTATTCTTTTCATTTTAATAGTCTAACATCTATGTATTATTTATTCAACCATTTAGGTTAATATCAAATTCTACCTTTTGTAAATCCAATTGGCAAACTGCCATCTTTCTTTATCTTTTTATTAACTGTGCTATTTGTTATCCACATAGTTCCGAATTGAGAGTTTTTACTGCCCTTAGAATTAATTTTATTTTTCTCTCTCATTGCTTGTTTAGATTCCGGAGTATGGTGTTTCTTGTAAAAACCATTACCTTCTTTCGGAGTACTCCCTCCCCACTTTTTATTAGATAGGGATTGTCCTTGTTTAATTAATTTGCTTTGCTCGTCTTTTGATAGGTATTGCGTTAACCCGCCTAATCGTGCTCTTTCTACAAGGAAATCTTCTTTACCGATTAAAGCTGATAAACCTTTCCAAGCGCAACGATCTGCCTGGTAACCATGTTTTTCGAATAATAGCCGATGAGCCTCTGCATGTTCTTCTACGGATAACAAGACTAGATTATTAGGATCATCTGATCCTCCCACGTGTCTCGGAATAATATGATGTTGATGTTTCATAGCTATATTTATTATCTGCAAAACATCAACAATTTAATCTGGCGGAAGAGGGGAGAGTTGAACTCCCACGCCATTTCTGACTTCAACGGGTTCAAACCGCATAAGTACGCCAATACGCCCTTCCTTTGTTTGGAGCGCTCGCCAGGATTGCAACCTGGAGTACTGCCTCAATGGCAGCGTTTTAGGTCCATGGACCATGCATGTTAAAACTACAAGCGCATAATTTGGCGGGCCGCCAGAGATTCGAACTCCGAGTTCTGGGGTTGGAAGCCAGCGTGTTACCATTGACACCAGCGGCCCTTAATTTTATTGTTTATTTTTTAGATATTCTTCCGAATACCCAAGCGTCACGCAGACATTGATCTACATTTTCGATCGGAACTTTTTTATTAATTAGGTTATTATTCATCCATTTGAACCGTATTCCGAATTGTGAATTATTTTTACCAATTCTTGTTCCTGTTGTTGCTAATGAAATATTTTGACCGTGTTCATTGCTTCGTATAAAGCCAGGGCTACATGCTCCTGCAGGAATCCGATTCTTAAATTTGCCTGTTAACCACGCGTTTTTGACGCCCATGCTAATTTTATCGGCTAACTCAGCTTTTGAAATGTGTCTTGTTAGCCCGCCTTTCTTCGCGGCCGATGCCTGCCAATTGACATAATTGGGGTGGTTTCTTATATATTCAAATCCGCCGAATCCTCCAGTCTTTATATTATATGTGTCTTTTCTTATAATGTAATCTTCATTAACAAGTGTTGCCTCTAATTCAAACATTTCCGTAGAAGTATCAAATACTTCCAATATTTCTTTACTAAAATTTTCAGTGCCATATTTTTCTATAGCTCTTAATAAGATCTTACCAGATCCCATATAATTGTCTTCTAGGTCTTTGGTCTTATGCGCACCTATATAGGTCTTGCCATTCACTAAATTTGTTATTTGATAAATTGTATAATACACACAAATATTTATCAATGTTTCAACTACGATAGTTGAACTAGCCCAACATAGGCTCAAGGGAGGAAGACATCGTAATTGAAACGAACCCACATTTCTGGAGCGTCTGGTTTAGCAAACCGACCTAGACACCTGTCTAGTTTATCTTCCGTTGTGCAACAGGATCTGTTATTAAACGTGCTCTACCAACTGAGCTACCTTCCCATAGATATCTATGGGAAGGGCCGGACTCGAACCGACGACCACGTGCTTTCGATGCAATAGTTTTTATGCTGTAAAGATCCTAAAATTGGTACTCCCTGGGTATTCCGAGAACCCGTCGCGCGCCATGTAACGGCGCCGCTCTGCCTCTGAGCTAAGGGAGCATAATTGATTGGCGAGTGTTGTTCCACCGGTGTGGCACTCCTAGCACTTCCTGCGGCAGCTAGTCCGTCCGACTGATCATTGAGCCAAATTTAATACAGTTGGTAGCCACCCATCCCGGCTACTATTAAGGCTTTGTTAAAGTTTGACGTGTACACGGCCTAGGGATATATTGCTTTGCCAATCGCTCGCGTTTGCGCGACTGAGCAATTCAACTATAATTGGTAGGTCCTAGGAATTCCGAGATCCTGACCTCTTGGATGTCGACCAAGCGCTCTGCCATCTGAGCTAAGGACCTATAATATAACAGGATAGATTTTGGTTTTTTTTACGAAAAAAGTTTTGATTGCTGTTACTATCCTAAAATTGGCGAGAGTGCAGGAGTGGTTACCTACCTATGTTCCTTGTCGGACCATTATTGGCCGTCCTTACGGTTTATCATTGAACTCTCATTGTTCTTCCTTTAACCCACCCACCTTCTATTGGTTGAGTTTTTAAAATCTTTTTATTTTCGAATCCGTTCGTAACCCACATTGTTCCGAATTGGGAATTTCTGGATCCTTGCTGATGTTTTATTTTCTTTAACGAAGCAATTCTTTTCGCTTTTGCCTCATCTGTTAATGCTGCTTCTGTTCTTAATTTGCACCATTTAGTATGTTGTTCCTTTGTTGCAGCATGGACGCCTGCTTTCAATTTGTAACTTCTGCCACCTGCGAATTTATTTTTAACAGGACATCGCATAATCTGTTTATTCGCAACATACCCAAGCCTGCTATGTTTAACTCTATCTTCCCGGGTTTTAGTTTCATTTATATAATCAAATCCGCCGTGTCCGCCTAATTTAATATTGTAGGTATCTTTTCGTTTTATAAAATCTTCATTGACTAATTCAGATTCTAATGTAAACATCTCGTCTGCAGAATCAAACACTGCAATTATTTCTTTATTGAAATTGTCTAAGCTATGTTTCTTTATTGCTCGGGTCAGAATTTTTCCTGACCCCATATATCCGTCTTCTAGATCTTTGGTCTTATGCGCACCTATATAGATATTGCCATTCACTAAATTTGTTATTTGATAAATTGTGTAATGCATACACATATTTACCAACTCGAAACAATGTTTCGAGTTAACTAGCCAAACAGTTGGCTCAAGGGGAGCGGACCAGGGAGTCGAACCCTACTTGCAAGGATATGAACCTCACGTTGGACGCAAATCGCCCGCATAATTAGTTGACGGGGGTCCGGGTGGGAATTTATTAAACACGCCCGTCACGCATTAAATTCCTATTCACCTTTGTTATCAAATCCTTCGCACACCGCTCTTAAAGGAGCGACTTCATCCAGCAATCCCAGGGAGGTGCCAGCTGCAAAGAACTTTCAATTTGGTCGTGAGCCTTATCGCCTGTTACCCAGGGTGGGCGGGGCTCACAAGTTTAGTCGTTCGAATGCGACTTACTTATCGATCACCTGTTCGAACAGGTTCTCAAATTTGGTGTAGCAGGAGAGGGATTCGAACCCCCGATTTCCAGGTTATGAGCCTAGTGAGATGACCATGCTTCTCCACCCTGCGACAGTAATTGGTCTCAACAGTAGGATTCGAACCTACGTACACCTTTCGGATTCCTCGCCCCAAACGAGGTGGGCTACCAGACTGCCCCATGCTGAGTTAATTCTTATTCCGCACAGATTATACACGGTACTGTCTCATGTATAATTTCTGTAGGAACGATAATACTTGTTGCTATTAAGATTATGAAAATCCCTAATATAATTTTTATTACTTTTGCACTTGTTTCATCGGTGACCCTATGAAAATGTGTTTCAAACCAGGGGCCGGGATTTTCTGGATTGGGATCATACATCTCCGCTAACCAGTCTGTGGCAAATAAGATCATTCCAATTATGAATGATGCTTCGCCAGTGATAATATCGAAGCTCCAAAAGATAGTAGTAATCAAAAATGCAATTGCCACTAAGTGATAAAAGTTCGCTCGTATGCTGTGCTCGTTAAAAAATATATTTAAAGTTTTCTTCATTAAATCTCCTGTAGTTGTTTATGATATAAAGATTGTAACATAAATTTGGCGTTCGAGCAAGATTCGATACTTGCGTCCCCTCCCACCAAAGGGAGGCGTCTTGGACCTAGACGATCGAACATAAATTGGTGACCGGTGCAGGTCGCG